CACATATCAATAGCATTATCAACATGAGATGGACTGTGTTTATATCTAGCAATTTTAAGTAGTGTCATTAGTATTGCAACATCTTGAGATGTGATTGGATGATTGAGATAAGCTGACCATAATCTTCCAATGTTAGCAAAGTTGTTCTCTGCTTGTCCATGCGTAGCCTGTCGGTCTTTAGTGATATATTCATTAGCCGTTCTTAATATTTCTGTCTTATCCATGCCTAACCTTTTTTATTATATAAACAATACACACTATACACACTAACCACTCCACATAGTTTAGCGCACATAGTATATCACATAGCACATACTCATCCATCTATGCGTATGCTCGTGTGCCTGATTTATCTATAATGAGCGCCTGCTTCCGAGCTACATATCCTTCAGCTTTAGGTATAGAGATATGCACCCAACTATCAAACTCTCTAATTACTTGATCATACTGAATATTACTTTTAACAATCTTTTTAACAATCTGATCGGGCGTTAGTTCTTCTATTCTTATGTCAGCCGCACATCCAATACAATGTTGAGATGTTGGCTTGCTACCTAATAAGGAATTGACTGTAATACTACGATAAGCACTATTAATACGGATAGGTTTATTAAATAATGCACGCACATCTTCCAATAATTCGGCAAGGCGCGTAAGATTAGAAATGATGTGTTTATCAGGATTGTTATCCAAAAAATGTCTTTTAGCGATATCACTATATGTTAGTTCCTCTAATGTAAAATGCTTTGTTAATTTCATTTAAGCTTCATTTTCTCAACAGTTCTTAATGTTCCCATGCCTAATAATCCTAACAATACTGTTAAAAGAGTATCCATTTGAAATGGCACAAGAATTGGTTGTCCACCGCAGAGCATGACCACCCAATTAAGTAGGGGAAATATAACAAAGTGTAATGCAAAAGCGATTGAGCATATCCAGCCCACACTTGGTCGCCATCCTGATTTAAAAATATTATCTGATTGAGCTTCAATTGCATTTACCTTTATTTGTTCAACTGCTATTTGAAAATCTTGAGTTGTTAATAAGTTTTGTAATTGTTCTTGTGCTTCAGCCCTTTTATTTTTATCAGGTATAACTCTATCTAAAACTGTTCCTATTGTTCCTACAATTGCATCTAAAAGTGCCATTTAAAACTCCTTTATATCAAATTTATACATATCACAAATTCTTTTAGCCATTTTATTAAACTTTGCTTCATGCTGATCAAAGTCATGGTGATTGCTTTTATACAATGCAACATGAATGCACTCATGCATCATTGTTTGAAATATATGATCCCAAGTGTCGCACATCTTGTCTATCTCAATTCGCATCGGTTCTGTATGAAAATAGCCAAACACTTCATTAGTATTTATCACACTAAATGAAATTTTATGCGGCTGGGGCATAGGAAATTCATTAAAGGGCGGGAGCGATGCACATAGTTTATATATCTTACGCAAATTCTGTTTTGTCAGCAATTTGTTTGGCATAATCTGTGTCATTGTATTGAATTATCCCATTAGGTGAATAGTAAAGATAAATGCCCTTGTTTTCTTCTTGAGTTTTTAGCGTGTGATGGGGCGCGCACAAACTTTGAAACAGATTACTTCTAAACTTATTTTGATTTTGCCTGTGAGGAAATACATGGTCAATATGAAGCGCTTGAACCACTTTACCCTCAATTAAACATGCCGAACATAATGGATTTTTACTTAACTGAATAACTCTTTGTTTTTTCCAAAAGGCGGTAGCATATAATTTACTATTTTCTTTGCCTTTTTCTGTTACACCCCCACCATGATCAGAACAAAAAGTGGATCGGCTAGTTTTTTCATTCTTGCAACCTAATTCCCGACACTTGGTGTTAAGAGGTGCAGTTGGCATTAAATTACCTATTTATAAGATAAATGGCAATAATCATAATGATAACGCCAAGCAATAATTCTATCATAATTTAACCTTTAAAATTAAGATCATGCAACTTTTCTTGAGGAACATTGTAAGCTGGTCTATTAGGTTGTAATTCACCCCAATACTTTTCATCTTTAGCTTCATGCCCCCATATCCATCCTCTAATTGTATAATTGCCATCTATACCTGTTACAAAATAAAACTTACGATCACTTGCATCAGATTTATGAATGATTAAATGGCCTTTTTCGTAAGGCGTGGATCGAACTTCAACATTATCCACATCAACATCATTTATTTGACCGCAACCGCCCCAATGCAGTTTTAAAAATTTAGCAACTGCTTTTTCAGTTAAACATCCTTCAATCATGGTTTGCCATTCACTTCCAGGCTTTAATCCATGCGTATAAGCGTAGCCTGATTTTAATCTTTGCATTCTTCTTAATACGCCTGACATTGCAGTTTCAATAATTTCAGCGTTTGTTAATTGTATTTTTGTATTATTCATCCATGCTCCAACCTAGTTGGGCAAAATAACTTTCAATATTCTGTATATAAAATGTAAATTCCTCGATTGTAAGATCACTCGTTGAACGAACATAAGGAACTTGAACTCCATTAATAGTTTTTTGTTCACATAAGAAAAGATGCCCACATAAAAGATGCACTTCCATAGGTAAATACCCAGTAAACTGACTAATGCTTTTATATAATTTACCCCACAAAAACTTATTTGCTTCAATCGATCTTTTGCCGCCATTAGCCTTTTCTTTGATCGTAACTTGCGGTGTTTTGCCTTCTTTGATTAATGCTTCCAAATAAATCATCAATTGGGGCATGTTTTGACTGCTGACTATAAATTCTCTCTGCTTCATCTTTTAGCACCTTTGCGTTATCGTGTATTTTAATCATCTTGTTTGAATCCCATAATACAAATCTATCTGCGCCATCCGCAAGCATGTATCTTGATATATAAAAATTATTGCTTTCAATGCAATATTTACTAACCTTACTCCATTTATTTTGCATGTATAGCTTCCTTTGCGAATTCAAGTGAGATTGATGGATAATTTTTTGGGTTAGCAATAATCCGATGCGCCCAAGCCCTCATATCTTTTAGTTTCTTTTCCTCAATCATATTGTCCTGGACAAATCTATTAACATTTGCCGCATAAACCGCATTAGCTTCTTTAGATAATTTTGGCGCTTCTAGCCTGGCAAATTCAATTGGCTTTTCCCTGCACAATTGCAATATGTCAAAAATACTGGGAAAGAATTTACTGCTATCAATATGCTTATTAAATGCTTTAGTAACTATATTAAATTCAAACTTCTCAAGCTTATAAAACCAAACTCTTAATGTATCTTGATCCAATGGTTGTTTTTGATAAACTGATGCAAGCGTATCCATCATAGATTTAAAACTTATTTTATCGTTTAATGTCATTGATAATCCTTTTATTTAGCCATCATATACAAGCCAACATTACCTAAAGCGTAGCCAAAATAGCAAATACCCATTCCATGATTACCAATCCAAAATTGTTCTGCACTAATATAAGTGTATATTCCACCTGTAATAATTATTAATATATGGCTCAAAATAAACTTATCCTATCTTATTAAAATTAATTCTATCACTAAAGATATTCCAATTAATAGACCAAAAGCTCCATTAATAATTAATATTTTAATTGCAAAATCTAAAATTCTAGTTATTAAATTCTTCCCACAAATAAAATAAGACGAGTGAAACAACCAGGAATATAACCGCCCACAAAATAAAACCAACAATTTTAAAGGCCAACCACAAATTTGCTAGAATCATATTTTTTTTCAACTCCGTCAATTTTTTTAGAATTTATAACCCCAAGTTCTGATATAACTAAATTATGCTTCTTACCGCGAATATCTGACATCCATTGCAAAGTGTCAGGCGGAAAAAATGAAATCATTTTCCATACAAGATTATTATGATTATCGTATTCTTCTATTAGCCACGCTTTAATAGTTTCCATAATGTCTTATCCTTTAAGTTTTTCTAATATAACCTTTGCATTTCTAACACAAGGTATTTCGTCAAATCTTGGATCGCCTTGAGTTAAACCTTCTACCATCCAATCTAAAGCTTCTACAAGCTCATTAACATCTTTAGCCAATGCTTTTCTATATTCAAGATCAGTTTGAGTTTGTCTGTGGACTTTTAAAAGCCATTCTTTAGTATCGGGTTCTTTATTTTTCATCTTGATTAATTAGTTCAACGCTTTTAAGTTTACGGGTATTGCCATCAAATACAAATTTTACATTACATCGACTAGAGCGTCTTTTATTTGTTGCCGCACAAAGCCCAACTTTATCATAATGCCTTAAAAATACCGAATATAAAGATATTACATCTTGAATTGGTGCTGGTCTAGTTTTTGCTATATCTTGAACATTGAGTTCGCCATTTAACTGACGAACCCAAGTTTCTAAATTACCCATTGTTGTATCTTGTGTCATTTCTTGTCCTTTTCTTATCTAATAAAATATATGATTGTTATAAGATAGTTTAATCGTTTTATCTTTAGCCCAATATGGTTTTATATTTTTAGTATGAAACCATTTTGCGCCCCTTGTTGGATCACTTATCCTTTTTTCTAAAATCGCTTTTGCAAGCGGCTCTAAATATGCTATCTGTGTTTGTGTAGGCATACCATAATCCAAAAATTGGTATTGCTTTGGTTGCCTAATTATTTCACAAATAGTTTTCGGATAATTTGGATCGGCCTTGCGGTTAATTGCAGTATAAGCCGTTGCAACCATGCCCATATTGCCTTCACCCCTTGCTTCACCCCACATAAGAGCTTGTAAGCATAAAATTTCATTGATCATTCTTCTTTCCTAAAATGTTACTGATAAAGACGGCTCATCCAAAAAACGATGCTGATTTAAATAAGTGCTTGCATTTGGAATAAACTGTCCACCCTTCTCAAACCATTGCTTGCTTTCTTTTTGCCAAGCTAAAGTTTTGAGAACATCTTGTAAATTAGGTCTTATCTTATTCCAAGATTTTCTTGCGGCTTCCTTACCGACTTTTTTTGGATACTCTTGCCAAAATATATCAAAATCGGATGATATATTTATATGGTTATTAGTTATTGGTTCTTGGTTATTAGTTATTAGTTGGTTGAACGCCCGTTGAACAAGCGTTGAACGCCCGTTGGAATTCGCCCGTTTCTCGGCACTTGCGCGACCTGCCTTTGCCGCTAAATCTACTCTATCATGGTAAAACTTAATCTCGTCATCAGCGCGTCTTTGTATAAAACCAGCTTCAGTTTCCACAAAGAAATCTTTAAGCACATTTTTAATAGCATCCTTTTCATCTTGTGTCCTCGCAGTAAGTAATCGGAATATTTTGTCTATATCTAATGGGAGTGGTTCTTCATTAAGATAATATTGATCAAGCAGTTGATGATAACAACCATGCTCTAACAAGGTTAAGTGGCCTGTGTCAGCCCTGTAATCTGATATGTTATGTTGATAATAATGCAATTAGTTCCCTTTCTCTTATCGTGTCCTTTTTTATTATTAACTAATTTTTATAGTTCGCGCAAGTATTTTTGTATTATTTTTTGGCCTTCTTCAAACCCATAAGCCACTTTCGCACCATAACCCATTGATTCTGCTAAAGTAAGGAACTGTTCCTGGTTTTGTTGTAATCTTGCACTTTTGTCTGCTTTCATCTCTATAAATAGCCCATGAAGGCCATTTGCTGGAATCATAAGGAACAAATCGGCCACCCCAGCGGTAACCCCCTCTTGTTTAAGTTTAATAGCCGTTCCGATATGCCTAGCGCCCCCGTTTGGGATAGCCCATAGACATTTAGCCATTAACGGGTATTGAAGCCTAAACCATTTAATAAGCAAAGTCTGTGCCAGGTGTTCGTTATTTTTCATAAATATTTTTAAAAAAGCTTGTAATAATTATTGATAGGTATATATTAACACCTAGCAACACATTATTAACGAAACTTAAAGGAAACTAAAATGAACTATACAACTATCGTAAATCCTCTTAAAACATTAAATATTAAATTTGATGTTTATGATGAAAAAAATCGTCAATTAGGTGTAGAAATTAAAACCTATACTCATCAAAAAATAGCGAATGATTTTACTGTTAATTTAACAGAAATGGATACAACTATTTATTTTGTAGCAAGTATTCATCAAACTAGAAATAATCAAACTTTTGGCGGTAGTTATGCTCGTGGATATTATAAAACTGAAGCAGAAATGCAACAATGGATTGATGCTAAAGTTTTTAGCGTTCAAAAAACTTATGCTAAAAAATTTGCTGAAACGGCGGTGGCATAATGAAAACACTATTAACCGCATTATTAATTGCACTCCCGATCATGGCAATCGGGGGCGAATCACCAAAGCTTCGTTATAATTGGGTTGAAAACAAATATAACTACGCACCTCAAGATGCCAAGCTTAAATACAATTGGACTGCCGACAAATACGAATTTGTTGCACCTAATTCAAAACTCAAGCATAATTCGCAAAGTGGTAATTACGAGTATGTGCAAACACAAATTGATCCTTACAAATCTGAAATAGGGGAATAACATGACAAGAGAAACAAAAAAACTTATTATTTTTTGCATCGCAATATGGGCTTATTTTGGTTTATGGCTTTATGTTTTAACGCCAATGGCAATTGAATGGTTGGGTAAATAATATGTTGCCAAAACAAGAAGATGGGTTTAAAATACCCATAAATCAACAAGTTACTGGAGCTTCTATGAGCAACCAAGAACAAGAGATGCAACACAAGATTCATATTCGCACCATGATGAATCCTGATCCTGATTTTTTAGACCTAGAACCTCATATTTCTTTACAAGAGCTTATTGAGCATCATATTACTTTTAATGCCGAAGTTTTTTCTGATTTTTACGATGAAATTGCAATTCAAAATCAAGTAAAGAATATTCTTTATGATCGTGAAGATGATAAGATTGGCCGCATTAAAGATTTATACGATGCGGAAATTAAAAGCATTGCAAAGTTTATAGCTGAAAACTATGAAACAAATACTTTTGCGAAATGGGCGTATGAAGATACAATATCGCATGTAATTTAACGAAACTTTTTAGGACAAGATAAGATGAAAACATCAGATAGCATTAAACATATAGCTGAAGCTTTAGTAGCGGCGCAAAAAGAAATTAGATTTGCCGTTAAAGATTCAACTAATCCTCATTACAAATCCAAGTATGCCAATATTAATTCAGTTATTGATGCCGTTAAAGCGCCACTCAATAATAATGGTATTGCTAT